AATTCTGCATCTGTAAGTGCAGTATTATATACTTGTATGTTTTTTACTTTGCCGTAAAAATCGTTATAAGCACCATCATCAAAAGCTAATTGATTTAAACCTGTAGGTAAATTACCACTTGTGGTTGTAGCTTTTTTTGTTCCATTTACAAAAAGAGAATAATCCCCTGACTTGTATTTACAAGCAACTTTTAAATCTAAAGTTTGATTTGTTTCTAAATCTGATATATTTACTTCTAGACTACCACCATCTCTTACTCTAAAATTTATTCTACTTGCTGTATTATGTAGTAATAATTGTATAGAATTACTTTGACTTCCATCAGAAATAGAAATGGTTCTATCACCACCCCCACCATTAATAAAAGCAGATATTTCAGCATAAAGCACACCTTCACTATCGTTAAATACAGTAGAGTTTCCTGCACTATTACAAGTTTCAGCAGCTCTAGTAACTGTACTACCAGTTGTAGGTATGTAACTTGATGGGTAAGTTAAATCTTCTAATTGAGCGCCAAAGAAATATGCAAAGTTACCTGAAACACTACTAGCGCTGCCTAAGCTATCAGGTAAATAAATATAAAAAAATCCGTTTTTATCTGCATCTGAAGAAACATCTTTTGATATACTTAATCTATACCAATCGTTTGGGTATTGTTCTATAACACCACCTGTTTGTGCTGTCACAGTATCTAAATCAAAACCTATAATTACACTTGTTGTAAAAGCAAATGAACGTAAAGTTACATATCTTGAATTACCTTTTTTAACAAAAATAGAAAAAGAATATGCATCACTCACTGTAAATGATGGTTGAGTTCTAATACTACCATTTCCTGTAGCTTCAATTTTGTCTGCTGTTTGTGTTCCGTATGGTGAAGTGACATTATCAGATGTAACAGTCATAGCAAACACGTTCCAAGATGTACTATCACTAAAATCTTCTGAGTGTGTAACTAAATTTGTACTACTAGGTTCAAGCAATAAGTGTCCACTTGTGTTGTTTAGGAAATCTATTCTTGCAAAACCAGAATCAGTAGTTTTTATAAGTCCTTCATTATCTACTCTTGTAGCAGAGCTAGACCTTGCAAAAGTAAAAGGTAAAGGTTTAAATGCATTGTTCTCATCATTATAAGCAAGTACCTTACCATCTTTTACTGCCCAATTTTCATTACCAAATTTAAATGTATTTGCCATATTAATATCCTCCTCCTCCACCAGAGCCACCACCAGACACACCACCACCACCTGAAGTAGTTCCGTATGCTGATACGACTATGGCATCAGATTTTATTGTTACTAATGTATATTGTTGACTTTCTGCTAAATCTCTAAAATCTCTCCAAGATGTTAGCTTTTCAAGCTCTATGTCTGTAAGTGCTTCTTTAAATACTGCAACACCTTTTGCTTTTCCGTAGAAATCATTTAAATCTGTTGCACCAGCAAAAGATAATTTATTTAAAGTGTTGCTTGAAAATGTATTACCACTTGTATCAGTTGCTCTCTCTACACCATCTACATACAGACTAAAATCATTTTGCTTGTATTTAAAAGCAATTTTAGAAAACTGAGTTATATCTAAAGATGTGTAAACTAAAACGCATTGATAAGTTCCAGAAAGATTTAAAAAAGCTACTATTTGATTTGAAGAACCAGCATTAAAATAAAGTCTTATTTCATTGTTTGTAGTTCCATCTGATAAAGTAATAGCTCTTGACGTTTGGTCATCAGCTAAAGCAGCAATCTCTGCATACAAAACACCTTCTGTAGAATTAATTAAAGTAGAATTTCCACTACTATTTGCTGTTTCTGCACTTCTTGTTACACCTGCTGTTGAAGTTGCAGGTATATATGAAGTTTCAAAAGCACCTTCTTCTAATTGAGTACCCCAAACGAATATACCTTTAGAATTATCTCCTATTAAAGAAGTGTTTGAAATTGTTTCACAAACATATAAAATCCATCTAGCAGAAGTAGATGGAACAGTTGTAGTTATAGAAACTCTAAACCAATCATTACCGAATGATTCAATTTTGCTTGTGGTAGGTGTGCCAACAAAATCCCCACCAATAGTTCCGTTGCTTAAATCAAAAAATTTACCTTTACTAGATTGTACTTCAAACAAACAACAAAACTCATACTCAGCTTTTTTAACAAATACTGACAAAGCTACTGTAGCACCATTTGTTACTGTTTCTGTTCTATCAATTTTATGCTGTCCACTTGTTGTATCAGCCACTAATTTATCGGCATTCATTGAACCATCTGGTGATGTGGTTACGTTAAAGTTAGAAGATGAAGTGTTAATATTTGTTTTTATCCAATAATCATTAGAAAAATCTTCAGAATAACCAAGTTTATTAGTTCTTTGTGGTTCTAGTAAAAAAGCACCTTGTCCAGTAGTGTAATCTAATCTTGGTATGTCTGTTGCTTCATCTAATTGTATTACCGATAAATCATCTATTGAAAAAGTACCTGTTGATGAATAGGGTGTAATTCTAATAAAATTAGCTTCAATTCCAACTCCAAATATAGTATGTGTTCCGTTTGTGTTTACAGAAGTATCTACAAATGGAAATCTTATTGTAATAGAATCACCACTATTTAAATCTGATACAGTAAATGTAATTTTGTAATTTTTGCCTGTAGGAGCAACAATTCCTTGTTGAGCAAAATCAGTATTACTTGTAGCGTTGTTAAATACTAATTTCCCATCACTTATACTAATATTACTACCTAAAGTCCAATCACTATCTGTATCAAATGTACCATTAGTTACTAAGTTTGTACCTGAATTTACATCTTCTATAAGTCCTGCTTGGTTTACTCTTGTAGCACTTGAGTTTCTAGCAAAGGTGAAATCAGCTTCTTGTATTTCTTTTAGGCTTACGTTGTCAAAATAAGCACTTCCAGTTGAGTTTGCTACTTGTATATCTACCCTTACATTTGTATTTGTTGCTATAAAAGTTAATTCAAAATCTCCACTTAAATTTTTTATAAGATTAGTTGATGGAGGGTTTACATACATTCTAACTTCAACAGCAGTATCTAATTCGGTACTATATTTCATTAAATATTTTGAGCCTACATTTAAACCAGAAATATCTTGAAATAGTCCTTTATAATTTTGTGTTGTTGTAATAAATGCTCTACCATTTACCCAAGTAGCAGTAGCATCTGAAGTTAAAGTCCATCCACTTAAATCTGTATCAAATGTGCCATTAGTAACTAATTCTTCTGATAATACCTGATAAGGTGGTATCGCTGTATTTATACTATCTTCTGAGTAACCTGTAGGTGTAAGTACAATACTTGCTTTGTTAGGAATATCTCCTAATATTTTATCTGTAGCATCTGAGTTCTCATAATATGTAGAATGATTGTACAACTTATTGGTTGCACTAGGATCAAAGTACATATCACCAAAATCTTCTGGTTTTGCTTCTCCCCAATTTGTTCTATGATAAATTTCGTTTGCCATAATTATCTGTTTCTGTAAGCATCATAGCATATAGCTAGAGCTTGGTCTCTTTTATATTCTTTACTTGTTTGTATAAGACATCTCTGAATGTACTCTCTTTGTTTTTCTCCTGCTTTTGGTTTTGGGATTGGCATATACTTAAAAACTGTTTTAATTTAATAATGTTTTTTTCTTTTGGTTTATACTTCATAATACCCAACTATTAAAATTATCAGACTTGTCTGGGTACATACCGTCTTCACTTGCTTGATTGTACTCAGGATATTTACTTGAATTAAATATCATAAAATCTAAAAATCTTCTAGTGTAAAATTCTGCTTTGTTTCTTGAGTTTTCTACCAGGTATTGTATCTCTGAAAGCGAAGGACTCTCCGATGATTCGCTTCTATGTCTAAACACTCCACCATTAGAAATCTGATAAGAAGCATACATATAATAGTCTGACTGAGCAAACCAAATTAGCATTGGTGTTATGTACTCGTCAACAAGTGTTTTGTAATCTGCGTTAGCACCAGCAGATAATTGTCCTGTTGTAATTAGTGTAGATATTTTATCATACAGCTTTGTACCAAGATAATTTTGTATATGTATGTCTTGACTTACTTCTATGAATTGAATGAACTTGTCGCTATCGACATTTCCTCCAATGATAGATTTTCTTCTTAAATCATCAGTCGTTATGAATAGTGCTTTCGCCATCTTGTTTTCTTTTAAATAATGATTTAACTCTATCTATAGCTGATAATTTTTCACCTGTTTCTTCTTCTCTCTTGACTCTGGTTTGAATGTTATCAAGCTCAGTAAACTCAATAGGTTGAAGAGTAACAAAGTA